CTACAGGTGGCCAGGCTATTCCAGCCGGCTCTACCTATGCTCAGATTAATCCCTATGCTGATGGCACAGCCGGACTATTGATTCTTGAACGCATAGCCGCTGGCGCCACAGTTATCACAGGTGCTACTGCCAGTCCTACATTTGTAGATGGTGCCAATTTTACAATGACTGCAACACAGCCAGAAACAGCCACAGTGGCCACGCCAGTAGAGGTGATTATTAATGGTACAACATCAGCTGATTTTGTAGCCGCTGTCAGTGCCGCTGGTGTTGACAATGTGAGTGCCTCGGTCAACAGTGCTGGACAAATTGTGTTTACACATGCCACAGGTGGTGACATTTATCTTGATGATGTTAGTAATGGTCCGCTGTCTGCTGCAGGATTCACCACAGCAGTGACTGGCATCCGTTTAACAGATATTGTTGGTCCTGCCCTAACATTAAGCAACTGGGTTGGTTCTCCTACCTTTACCTACACTGCTTCGGCCAGCGCACCAGAACTTGATCCAGTTGATGGAACCTACTGGTACTATAGCGATGCAACCACAGCTGATATCATGATTCAGAACAACGGTGATTGGATGGGTTATCAAAACGTAACCAACGATGTTCGCGGATACGATTTGAGCACAACCAACGCTGATGGTCCAATATTCAGTGCCACAGCACCAACCACACAAACTGACACAGCAGAAAGCTCATTGGTGTATGGTGACTTGTGGATTGACACAAGCGATTTAGAAAATTACCCAGTGATCAGTCGTTGGGAAAGTGTCAGCGGGCAAGATCAATGGGTACAGATCAGCAATTCCGATCAAACTACAATTAACGGCATTTTGTATGCTGATGCACGTTGGAGTGTTGACGGCGCCGCTGATCCAATTATAGATCCAATTCCGCCAATTGCCACAGGATCAACACCGTTGATTACTAGTGACTGGGTAGATCCAGATGTTCCAAACCCTGCACTATATCCAGAAGGTATGTTGTTGTGGAACACTCGTCGTAGTGGATTCAACGTCAAGTCATTTGCAGTTAATTATTTTAACTCCACAGACTTCCCCCCACCCGATGTGTTGCCAATCAATGCCAATACCTGGTTGAGCGCAAGTGGCAACCGTGCAGATGGTAGTCCAAACATGGGCCGTCACGCACAACGTGATTTGATTGTACAGGCACTAAGAGTTGCAATCGATACCAGCACACAACTGCGTGAAAATCAAGCACAGTTTAACTTGATTGTTTGTACACAATATCCAGAGTTGGCACCCAATATGCGTGTGCTCAACAATGATAGAGGACAAACTGCATTCAGCCTAGTTGACACGCCATTGCGTTTAGATCCAGCAGATATTGTTGCCTGGGCTACCAACAACAATGGCCTAGGACAACCGTTTGGCGATGGTAATTTGGCACAGGGTGATGCTTACTCGGCTACGTTCTATCCAAGTTGCACCACAACCGACTTGACAGGAAACGTAGTAGTTACAGCACCAAGTCACATGATGTTGCGCACTATTATCCGTAGTGACAGTGTAGCATATCCATGGTTTGCACCAGCCGGTTTACGCCGCGGTGTAGTAGACAATGCCTTACAAATTGGTTATTTACAAGCTCAAACTGGTGAATTCCAACCGTTGGGTATAAATCAAGGCCTGCGTGATGTACTGTACAGCAATGAGGTTAACCCGATTACATTCATACCTGGAACAGGTATTACTAACTTTGGTAACCATACCCTACAAGGTAATGCTACTGCGTTAGACCGTATCAACGTGGCACGTTTGGTAGCATTTATCCGTGGACGTTTGGAAATCATTGGCAATCAGTACTTGTTTGAACCCAACGATACAATCACTCGCTCTGCAATCACTAATCAGATTACAGCACTTATGATTGATCTTGTCAACAAGCGTGGTCTGTACGATTACTTGGTTGTTTGTGATTTGACCAATAATACTCCGTCCAGCATTGATCGCAACGAGTTATATGTGGATATTGCCATCGAGCCAGTCAAAGCAGTGGAGTTTATCTACATACCAATGCGTATTCAGAACACAGGAACTATTGCAGCACAGGCATCAGCGTAATTGAATCGGGCAAATTGACTCAAACATTTGCCCGACCAAAACGCCATAAATAAATGTATATTAGGAGAACTAACAAATGGCAACAGCCTCATTAACAAAACTGACCGTACCGTTGGCCAGCGATCAAAGCAGTTCGGCACAAGGTCTGCTGATGCCAAAACTCAAGTATCGCTTTCGCGTTACTTTTTTAGGTCTAGGTGTAACACAGCCTACAACAGAATTGACCAAACAGGTCATGGATTTTCAACGTCCTAACGTGACATTTGACAACATTGATTTACCTATCTACAACAGTACCATACGTTTGGCTGGCAAGCATTCGTGGCAAGACATCACTTGCACAGTGCGTGATGATGCCGGCGGCAATGTGAGCCGTTTGGTTGGTGAACAACTACAAAAGCAATTGGACTTCATGGAACAAAGCAGTGCGGCATCTGGTATTGACTACAAGTTTACCACAGTGTTTGAAGTGTTAGATGGTGGTAACGGTGCCAATGCTCCTATCGCGTTAGAAACTTGGACCATCATGGGTTGCTACCTACAAGGTGTCAACTATGGCGATGCCAACTACGGCACTGGTACAGAACCAATGACAGTGGCCATGACCATTCGTTACGACAATGCTATGCAGACTACTACTGGTGCAGACGTTGGCGTTGGCGCATCAATTCCGTTGACAGTCAATAACGTAGCTACAGGTTAATAACTCATGGCTTATTTTGGCCAGGAAGAACTCCAACCATTTCCGCCTGGTCAAGGGCTGAGAGATTATACCCACGCCTCTAAGACTTTTAGAAGTGCCAATTATAATCTTGCTCCACGCACCAAGTTTTTATTTTACGTTTATTTCAACCTAAATACCAATATACCTGCGGTGGCAAATTTAGTATCTGGTGGCAAAAGCAGCACCATTGGCCTCTTGGTCAAGACTGCACAGTTGCCTGGTTATCAAATTGATATAGCCACCATGAACCAGTACAATCGCAAACGTCTGGTTCAAACAAAAATCAATTACAATCCTGCACAGATTGTATTCAATGACGACCAAAGTGATTTGATACGCAACATGTGGTATCAATATTATCAATACTACTATAGTGATCCTACCTACAAGTATGGTAACACGCCTAATCAAAACGGAATTCTTGGTCAACTGCAAGTGCCAGACGTGTTTGGTGGAGCCAGTTACACTGCCAACGATACCTATTCGGCCAGTAGAGGTATACAACATTGGGGACTCAGCGGGCAAGGCTACAACAATCCCACATTACAAAGTTTGTCCACTGCCTTGTTGACTGGTCCTGCCAGCGGACAAGAACCATTTTTCAGAGACATCACTATTTCCGGCATGAGCCAGAAGACCTATGCTCAGTATGTGATGATCAATCCGTTGATTGAATCATGGACCCATGACACTTACGATTATAGTCAAGGCAATGGCACTATGACTCACACCATGACCATCAAATACGAAAGTGTCAAGTACTATTCTGGAGCAGTAGGTGGAGCAACTCCAAGCGATCCTGTCACAGGATTTGCTGATCCTAGTCATTACGATGTCAACAAGAGCCCTATTGCTGTTCCGGGCAGTACCAATACAGCAATGGTTCAAGGCACTATAAAAACCAGCGTTCAAGGCGACAAGCAAGACTTACAAGCATTGGCCACCGGACAGAATACTTTACAAAACGTCATTGGCGCAGTTGGTCAGGGCTTGGTTCCAACAGCCAGTGCTTTCTTGGGTGGCGCTTTGGCCGGCAGCGGAACACTTACACAAGGCCTATTGGCCGGACTTGCTCCAGCATTGGCTGGTGGCACTCCAGAAGCAGCAAGACAAGCCGCCGGAGCAATTGGTGGATTCCTTTTTCCAGAACCAAAATACACAACTGACGCCAACGGCAATACACTCAAAGATGGCACACTGTATCGTGCGGCCGAAGTTGATGAAGATGTTGAGCCTGAAAAACCCACGGCCACTCCGGAATACAACGCTTACAATGATGCAGGATATTAATCATGGGATCAGTTAACGCTGTCAACAACAAAACAGATTTGACAGTACAAATCTTTGATCGATTTTACGGGTATCAACAACAGGTACCGGTGGATGCCTATGATGCAGTCAACAGTTATTTTCAATCGGTGTTTGGATCCAAAGAAGCTGCCGGCAATTTCACAGTGTCAGTTTTTAGAATCAGTCAGCAAACTGGTATTCCGGCAATGACACTGTTGCAACAGTTTCAAGGCCAAACAGCACCAGCAATCACACTGACACTGGCCTATTATCTAAATGGCCTACGTAGTACCAGTACCTTGTTGGGCCTCAATGTACCAACACAGCCCAACTACTACGTTTCTCGCAACATCAGGATTTAATCCATGGCCAACAATTTTCGCCAAGGCGCTTACACGGTAAAAAACACTGCCAAGTACGTGGGCAAAGGAACGCCTAGATACAGAAGTGGGTGGGAAATGACATTCATGATGTTTTTAGACTCAAACGATAATGTGTTACAATGGGCCAGTGAAAGCATCAGCATACCTTACCGCAATCCGCTCACCGGAAAACAAAGCATGTATATTCCAGACTTTTTGGTAACTTACCGTGGACGTAACAATACCACTGTGGCCGAGCTGATTGAAATCAAACCTAAAAAACAAAGCCTAATTGAAAGCCGAGCGTCAGATCGCGACCGTGCTATTGTAGCTGTAAACTATGCCAAATGGGATGCTGCCACCAAATGGGCACAACGCAACGGACTCACTTTTCGAGTGATCAACGAAGACCAGATATTCCACCAAGGTAGCAAAAAGACCGGTAAATAAGGCATGACCCGACG